CCAAAAATTTGAATAGCATTTGGTCGCCATCAAGAATTGTGGTATCCGGTGGGAAAACCACCCTAACTTCTCTGCTAGAATTAATGCTTAAATGGTAGGGGTCAAGATAACTTAATCCCAATGAATCACTAGCAAAGTTCGCGTTAGTGACATCGAAATATGAATCATTAGAAGTTACAGAAACAGGAAGTGGAACATTACATCTAAATTCACGAGTAGAATATTTTTCAACAAAAAACTCCCCCCACATTAGAACTGTCCCATCAGCAAACTTAATATACTCACCATTAGCGTTGCTTCCACGCTCAATAATAGCCCCTGTTGGAACGCCGCCAGATTGCGACACTGAGCCGAGGATGTTTTTTTTAGCGTAAAGGTCAGCAACACCATCAGGCAACTGCCCCAACGCCACCGCCTCATCCGCATTCTGAGCATCAGCGACACGCGCTGCGCCTGTTGATGTCCGCTTAACAAGGCTATCAGCCGTCGGGTTAACGTCTACACTATCAAGCACCGTGTTCAGCTGCTCGCTAAAACCTCTGGCGGATTGCACGGCGTCTCGCAACCCTTCAATAGTATCGAACGCTACAAAGTCATAGCCGCCCGTCGGTCCCATCCAGTTCCCCCGCAGCAGGAACTGATTAGGAATTACATCACCATTTCCATCTTTGGGTAGTCCTGTAGCTTCAATTAACTGGCCTTCTGACTGAACGAAAACGGCTGTTCCGGAGGCGAAGAATGCGAGCTGACCCGATGTTAGTGAAACATTGGTAACGTCTTTGCTTCCATTGGTAAAGTTCGCTGTGCCTTTAGTGAATGCCATAAATCCTCACGAAAATGATATTCCAGCCGTGCTATTTTTCAGCACAGATTCAACCTGGACGAAGTGATAGTTTTCTAATACGTTGTTCGCTAACGAGACACCTGCAATCAATTCAAAATTCGGACTGCCGGTTACGCTATGAACTTGAATTGTGAAGTCGACAATGGTGTCGTTCGCTGAGAGTTGAACATCATCAATAACGTTCATTTCCCCAAAGCCAAAGTCGACGTAAAAGCCTGCATGAGCTCGGCCTGTCAGGTCGATATTCCATGTTTTCAGTGTCTGGCCATTCGCTTTTTTAGCCCGGACAGTGCCGAGTGCAGATTCACCACTGGTAAGATTTGCATTACCGAAGCCGAGAGTTAGATTGGTGAACTTTAGAGTTCGGCTTTTATTGAGCGCCGGCATGCTAACGCGTAGCACCCGACGCTCAGAAACGGTGGAAGAAAAATTACTTGAGTACCAGCGGTTAGAGTATGGTGGGGTCACGCGTTTTACGTTAAACACGTCCCCGATAATCTTCTCGGCGCGGACAGCTCCTTCAAAGGTTCCGGTTGCGCCGGTAATACTTCCCGAGAAAGAACCGCTAGCCGCGATAAGGCTGCCGGTAAACGTCCCACCGGCAGCTTGCAATAATCCTGAAAATGTTCCGCCTGCGGCTTCAAGGTCACCTGAGAACGTTCCTTCAGCGGCCTGTAAATCGCCTTTAAACGTGCCCGTTGCCGCTTGAAGCTCACCCGTGAAGGTTCCGGAAGCGGCCTGCAATTCACCTGCAAATGATCCACTGCGAGCGACGACATGGCCATCAAAGACGAACCGCCCCTGAGTTAAGCTGAAGTAGACTTTTAACTGCCCGTTACCATCAACAAAACGGGCGCTATCGCCGATAAATTCAAGCTTACGTTCAATGCCATCGTCTTCTATTATCATCCCGGTGATACGGTCGTTAACGTCCGTAATTAAGGCAGCTCTCGCAACCAACTGGTCGAGCTCATTGTCATAGGTCGCATTCAACTGAAGCTGCGCGGCAGCAAACTCTTCGTTACTCTCAACCCGCGAATCTAACCCGCTTATGGCACTGGCGTTATTATTGGCCCCAGTCTTTGCGGACTGAGCCAGTGTATTCGTCGCGCTAAGCCCTGTGTCGGGGTCGCCTACAGTGGTTTGTAGTTGACTTATCGAACTAGCGTTATTCGCAGCAGACTGTTGCACCTCTTGTATTAGGTTGGCCTGGGCATTGATACCAGACTCAGCATCATCCACTCTTGTTATTATTTGAGTTATAGACTGGCCGTTATTTTCAGCGGTTGTTTTTGCCGATTGGGCAATTTGGTTGGTTGCGCTTAACCCAGTGTTTTCATCATAAACACTATTACCCAGTGTATTTAGTGCATTGGTATTTCCGTCGACAGTAGTTTTTATTTGCTGCGCAAATTCAAAGGTAGCGCCCAGCCCGCTGACAGGGTCGTCAATTTCCGCTCTTATCCCATTTATAGCCTCTAAAGCTCCGTCTGCGGCTCGACCTGCATCTCTTGCAACCTCTAAAGTCGCTCGGTTATCTTCCTGACGCTTATGGTCACTAAAGATATTAGTCAGTTGCTCAGAAACCTCCCGTGCCGGATTCCAGCTATCCCAGTTATCAATGACTAGATCGACCGCATCCAGCTCTTCACGAATACCCTGAAGCCAGGGAGAAAGTTGTTCGTCGTGGTCCGTTGTCGTAAAGGTCTCTGATACCCAGTCAGACTTACCCAGCGGATTAACTGTCCGAGCGTAAAGTGTGTGCTCTGTTTCCGGTCTTAAACCAGGCTTAACGATAGTCATGCCAAGCCCGATGATGTTGGTTACTTCTTCAAAAGCGAACTCAAATACTGTGCCCAGGCCAACGCCACTTAATACGGGGGCAGAAGTTACTTCCCAGTTGCCGGCAGTAATGCCTAAGTTGGTTGGAGGCGACGGAATATTCAGGGTTAACGAAATAGTGGCCGGCAACGACATCCGGTCGTATCGGTTGCGTGCGTATATTTCAAGACTGTACTGCCCGGCATCAAGTCCGTTGATGTCCTGTTTTAGCCGAGCGCCGCTTCGCGCAATAACCGGGTACTCAACGATGTTGTCACCGTCTTTACGGATCACCACTCGGTACTCAGTCACAGCGCGCGATATAGGATGTGACCAGGTAACGTAACCTTGTCTGTGGGTCGATATTGGGTCGAGAACAAATGATAAAGACTCGGGTGGCTCCGGGCGCGTTAAATCTGGTAGGTCAGTATTGGGTGTTACGTCGCCTTCAGAAGGCACCAGACTATCGCTATAAAGAGCAGGGGACTCTTCCTCAAGCACCAGTGAAACCTTTTTCGAATCAACATCAAAGCCCCAGTCGCTTACGATAAACTCTTTATCAATGCCTTCATTGGGCAAGTCGACGTGCACCGTCGTTCCTGCCATGGCCAACAAACCTTTTGCTTTGCATGGAAACTGAATACGCATCCCGGCGCGATTGCGCTCAAGGTGGTATTTCATCAGGCGCTGCGCCATGGTCGCCGAATTGGTAAAGTTCAGCTGAAGCTCGTCTTCAAGCTCCATCCCGTCACGTTCCACATAGATGGCATTCGTCACTACTGGCGCATCGGCGGGTTGATAGCCTTTTTTCGGGTCTTGTAATGACGCCCGAACCAGGTTGCAACGGTCTTTTAATTCACGGTGTGGGGTAATGATTATCTCACCGGCAGCATCGGTATCGGTGAGGGTCATTTCGGCCATGCCATGGTAGCTGGCTGTTTGCAGATATATTTTGCCGCCACGGCGGTATGATTTACCACCGCATGAGCTAATGAGCCGCTCCAGTACTTTCGGAGGTGATTGGTCAAACGTCCAGGAGCCGTTGCAGGTAAAACGTTTTTCACTCTGCTGTTCGCCGTCGCTGTCGGTATAGTCGACTAACTCATCACAGATATTTGCCTGGCTCATAACGTGAGCCAAGTCAAATTTGTTCAGGCTAAGTTGACGAAACCCATGAAACCGTTGGTAATCAAACGCACACAAAATAGAGTTATCAGACCATTCCCACGTGGACTCATTATTGGAGCGGTGAGAGCCGCTGCCGCCAACTGTGCTGTCTTTGCGTGGATCGTAAACGCGTTTGCCTTTCACTTTAAATGTGATGTTCTGAAGCCCTGACGGCATTTCTTCCGGGTCAATTGGTATCGTTATCACGGCGTAAGCCCGACCAAAACCAATATGGTCTGCTGTCCAGCCGTCGCAGTATTGTAGTGCGGTTTGATTAACGGTTGTCTGGTCGCCCCGGACAATCTCAGCAGTGGTACCGGAGGGTTTTTGTTTACCATTTACTTCATAAAGCTCAGCCGATTCGATTTGGTGGCCGGCTAATGTCACAACGACAACGTGAGCCTCTTTTTCACCCATCTTGCGTTTGCCATAACCCACAATAGAGCCAGATACGACGCACTCGCCATAAACGCCGCGGTGCGGTTGAAGCGGTGTCGTGGTCAGAGTCTGTGACTCATTGACGGCCTCTTCAACACCTGGCATTTCCGGTTTTAACGAGTTCTGTAGAGCGACGGTACCAATGGCAACAGCAATGCCCACAACGACAGAGCTGGCGGCAGCACCTGCTACAACCCCGGCGGCAACGGCAGCGACAGCAGGAGGCATTAGCTAAGGCTCCATGATTGAATGACAGACTCAAGCGGCATACACCGCAAACCGCTTTCCGTTAATGCCCAGGGCTTGTGATAAAAAACGCCGGCAACTTGCTCACCTTCAGACTCGATCACGACAATAGCGCCCCGAACGAGCTTTCCGTCTGCCTCGCCTAAACGTTGTGTTAACAGTTCAACCAACGAATTAGCGCCAACGCTTTTCATAATGCGTCGGGCACCAATGGCGGTTTTGTAGTGCCCACGAACGTCCTTGGCCACGTCATGGCCACCCATTGCTAAAATGGCGTTGGCCGCAAACAAACAACAGTCGTTTTCACCCCATTTAAACGGCGTTTTACGGGTGTTTAAAAGGAAGTTAGCTAACTCAGTCGGCCAGTCATTTCTACGTTTCATCGTTCGCTTAGTCTCCTGATCCGTTTAGTTGAAGAGCCACCGCCGGCAGAGCCGCCCACGTGTTGACCAGGGACGTCGCTTTCAATGCCTTTGGCGAGCTTTTCAACCTGGTCGTAAATTTTATCGCCAGGGTGAATTGCCTGTTGAGCTGCATCGCTGATTCGGGCATTTCTTACCGGATTGCTCCAGCGTTCATACCAGTCAGTCAGGCGTAATGTGGCCGTGAAAGGCTTGCCTTTTTTAACGGACAGGCCACCGTTGAAACCATCAAACAGAAGTGCACCACCCTGAATGCGTCGGTTTTCATCCAGGCCAATTAAATGAAGCCGCGCAGTCAGGCCGGTAGGGTCTTCGTTAACGATGTCAGAGAACAGCGTTAAGTCGTCAAACATCATCGATACCTCAAAGCCGTTTGGCGATTTGCCGGCAGATTCTTTGAACTTGCCAATCTTGGCTAATTCTCCAACGCCCAGATATACCTGGCCGTTATAAGTACGCTCACCTACACCGGTATGGGCGCGAACCCATCCGCTCGGAAACTCCAGTTCAGCAAAAACAAGCTGGCGTTTCGGGTCAGTACTTAGCAGTACTTGCTCAATGCTCGGTTCGGTAAATCGCATCAGCGCAGTGCCTCCTGAAACTCAATCTGAATGTTGCGAAAACCGGCTTTGGTACCAGAGAACGAGGGTAACTTGCTGGGGTCTTTCAGCATGGCGCGCACCCGTGGACGGTCGCTGATAAGCGCTTCACCATCCGTTGGAATGGTAATAACTTCGGGCTGAAAATTTAGCGTTACCACGCCGGAGCCGTTCGACTGGGCATCTTCCGTTAGTTCGTGTAAACGGTTACCTAACTGAAAGCGGTCTCCTGCTTTGCCTATGGTTTGCGACGGCGCTAAACCTCTTGCTGTTAACGTGACGCCATACTGGTCAGCCCCATGCACTACCGGCACACCATTCCAGGAGCCTTCGTTCTCATGCGCAGTATCTTCAATAAAAGTCACGCCGCTGTGGCCACGAAGCGCCATTAAGTGAGCCCGTAACTGGCGGCCTTCTGCTTTGGTAAGAAACGCCCAGCGAAGTGAAATGTGCCATTTGTCACCAGGCTCTTCCCACACTTCCTCCACCTGGTTATAAGGCGACTCCATAATTTTAGTGGCCGGAATGAGAGTGAAGCCGCTGCGGGTTGGCTCAATTTCAGGGAATAGGTTCATGCCGCGTTACTCCGTAGCCGCTGCGATAACGGACCGTTATTGGCAAAGTCGTCATACAGCTCTTGCTTCATTTGCTCCATCATTTCGTCCATTACACCTTCTAAGCGGTTTTCAACGCCTTCTGCTGCGCCACGGGCATCGATTGCAATTTGTGGTTTAAACTCAATAATCTGGCCGCCGCCGGCACGACCTGCGCCCATACCATCAACACGGTTTACCAGGTGTTCGAAGTTATCGCGCTGACGAGGGTTAAGAACCATCTCGTCGCGGCGCAGCATCCATGTGCCTTCATTAGACGCCGGAACGCGGGAAATACCGTCGTGCGCTTGCCCCTGGTAAGTTGTGCCTTTGATGGTGGTAAGTAGCCGACCACCTTCTGATGCTGCGGTGGCCATTGCCGGAATGTTCGACGGCCAGGGCAGGGCAAACGCATTCGAAATAGCAGTCGAAAGGTTCAGCACGCCCTGAGCAATGGCAAAGCCTTTACTGACCGCAAACATGGCTTTATAAGCAGCCGATTGTTCACCGCCGAAGGCTTTCGCCAAACCGGCCATGCCGTCGAAAATCTGCTGCCCGGCGTAGAGTTGAGATTGCAGCTGCTTGCGCTGAAGCTCTTCAGTTTGTTTATTAAAAAGCTGTTTCGCCTGAAGTTTGGCGTTTTCAACTTCTTTCGTTTTGGCTACCTGAAGCTTGCCGTACTCATCTATCAATTGCAGGCGTTTTTCGTATTCGGCCCGAAGCTTCTGTTCAGGGTTCATCAGGTCGGTTTCCATCGACCCGGTCAAAGAGGTAAATTGCTGCTCTACTTTTTTGTCAGCCTGCTTTTGCTCTTCTTTTTTGCGGGCAGCATCGGCTAAGCGGGCTTCATTTATTAGCTGTTTTTCAAGCTCTGCATTGATGCCCTGGAGCTCACCGTGCTCAATCTCGTAACGAACCCTTGCGAGCTCGGTAGTGATACTGTGGACGTTCGCCTGCTCGCGCAAATTAGACAGGTAGTCTTCAGCCGTCGACTGAAGTTTCTGTTTCGCTTTTTCCGCATCCAGCTCTTTAGCTTTTTCAATGAGCAACTGCTTGGTGGTGGCTTCAATTTCTTTTAACGCACCGTGCTCGACTTCATAGCGCACCTTGGCAACTTCAGAAACCTGTCCCTGAAGCTGTTTTTGCTTCTCAAGGCTTTCCAGCATTTTTTGCGCTTGCTCCTGGACGGATTTCAGACGCATTTTTTCTTTTTCTTGTTCGGCTTTCTGACCTTCATCTTTCTTCTCATCGATAGTGTCAGAACGTTTAGACCTTGCATCTATAAGCTTTCGGCGTTTCTCCGTAACGTCAGCGATTAAAAGGTCGAGTTCTTCAAGCTCGGCTTTTTCTTTTGCATAGACGCCACCGGGGTCACCGGCAAAGACATTGAAGGTCGTCATTTTATTGCTTTCTTCAAGCTGTTTCTTTTGCTCTTCTAGCTCCTTAAGGTGCTCCGTCAGTTTTTGCAGTTCCTGTCCGGCGGCTTCCTGATCAGAACGAAGCTGGTCGACGGTTTTACCGATAGCGTCTTTGAGTGAGTACAGTGAATCGGAATACTCAAACGTGTCCTCGGCGGCTTGCTTCGCTCTGCCGCCAAACGTCAGCAATGCCAGACCGCCGGTAATTAATAGCCCCGGCCAGCCACCTAGTAGGCGCAGGATACCACCACCGATGCGGGTTAGCATTCCCATACGTCCAGCGAGCGCGGCAGTGGCTGCGGCGTTGGCAGTTTGTGTAGCGGCTACACGGGTGTTCGCAGCTGTCAGGGCATTTTGAGCGGCATTGTAGCGGTTGGTGGCAACCGTAACAGAGGTTAAGCCAGTAACCGATGAACGATATGCAGCTGCTTTAGCGACTTCTGACTGGGCGACGCGTTGAGCGGCTAATGCCTGCTGGTGATCTGCCTGGGCGGCTTGTTGCTTTACAATCATTGAAGCGCGTTCAGCGTTGCTGGCTTGAATCCGCGCTGCGGTATAGGTTAATAAAATACCTGTTAACGAACCGGTGCCGGCAATCAATGTTGTTTGTAAAACCGTCGCCAACGTCTGCGCATTGTTAGCCGCAAATTCCATTGCCGCCGACTGAGCATTGAGTAGTGGTGTCAGCGCATCGTCAATAGGCTGTTCGAATGCCTTGGCCATAGCAAGGTACTGGTTGCGGTTGCGCTGGATTTTGGCGTTAATGTTGTCATAGGTTGATTCAGCGGCACCTTCCCATTTTTTAAGTGACTGGATAAGCGTTGTTTTAAAAAACTCTGAAGTCACCTGACCGGAATTAACCATCTGCCGGAAGCCGCCTTCACCAGCCCCCGCCGCGTTATCCATCGCCTGAAGTAACGACGGAAGCGATTCAACCACCTGGTTAAGCTCTTCAGCGCGCACAATTGGCGAGGCTAACGCCTGAGACAAGCCATACATGACTTGCTTAACCTGAGCGGAAGTTGCACCAAGACCGGCAGCTGCATCGTTAATACCAAGCATAATCTCACGAGTTTCCCCGCCGGTAATGATGCCTCCACTCTGGAGAGCGAGTAGACGAGCGTAAGAATCGGTTAAAACCAGAATGTCCTGGCTCTGTCGCTCAGCCGTTTGGCTAATAAAGTCTTGCGCTTCAGCAAACTCAGAGGAAGAGCTGGTTAGGTTTTTAAGGCGAACCTCGGCGTCCTGCATCTTACCGGCGGCACTGGTCAGGTTGGTGGCCATGTTCTTAAGCTGAGTCACACCGAAGTATGTCGTCAGTGCTAAACCGGCAGTACGGAGTGCGCCGGTCATCGCGGTGCTTTGGCGGGTCACCTGGTCAAAACCACGAGTTGCGGTTTGAGAGCTCGTGCCGGTAGCACGCAGCTCGCCATTAAGCACCCGGTTCTGGGCGCTGGCTTTGCTGAGTGCGTTGACCAGGTCTGAAGATTCGCCCTTAAGGCGGATCATCAAACTTAAATCGTTACTCACGAGCTCTCCTCATTAATGACGTCGCTGTAGTAGGCGGTTAATGTCCGCAAATGCTGATAGTCTTTCGGGTTGATTTCTAACCCACGCATCCGGGCATCTGCTTCAACGGCCACAACATCCAACCCTAAACAAAAGTGCTGATTCCAGCGCAGCAAGTCGTACACCTGGAAGAACCATTCAACGGCTGGGTAACACACGTTTAAAACCTCAATAACGGTGTCACTGTTGGCGTTGAGTCGTTGCTTCTCAATGACTTCTTTTGGTGCTCCCGCAGCTTCCATCTGCTTGATAAAGGCCTCTTCCTCTTCAGTGTCGGTCGGGGCTCCCTTAGCAAGCTGACGGGCTACGGCTTCTAGTTTTTTGCTTCAGCACCCACCAACACTTTTAAAAATGCCTGGTAAATGGCGCTCTGGTAATAGGCCATTTCAGTCACTTCTTTAATGGTGGCTTCGTCGGTGTCGATGTCGTCTTTGCTCTCGCCAATACCGACCACCACAGTGCGCATCAGAACTTCATCGCCCAGCGCCTGTATGCGGTTAAATTCCGAGCGCGTGACGTACTTAAAGCGGCAGAAAAATTTATGTTCCTCGGTTTTCCCGCCGTCCTGGGGAATGTCAGCCGTTACCGGCCAGGTGACTTCATCAACTTTTTTAAACTTAAATGGCATTTTTTTCTCCCTTAAGCTGGCGACTACGAGGTCACCAGCGTTTCATCTTCAATGACCCGGAACGGGCAATCGAACGTCAATACACCGTCTTTATCGCCGTAAACGGGTTTACCTAACTGAATGGCCGCGCTGGCGATATCGACAATATTGCCGGCTACCGTGCCGTGGGTTAGTGCAATCGGCATGGTGGCACCAGCGACATAGACTGACGTCGGGTCAAAGTCTGCGTGAGCCGGAGCTTCGAATATCACCTTGCCGTCAGGCTTCCAGTCAGTGATGTAAACCTGCTCTGACTTGGTGTTCTCGCTGTAAATGACTTCCGTTTTTCCATCAAGCTCAAACTCGTGCATAGCCAGCTCGGTGCCATCCAGAGTTAACGTTGAGTGCTTCGCTCCGACCGTTGCCGGAATTTCCCAGCCACTAAAATCAGCAGTTGGAATCGATTCGCCGGCTAATCCACCGAACAACCCGGTGAACTCAAATTCAATCTTGGGTACTTCGCCAATTTTGGCGCTGTATTTGTACGTACCGCGAGCGCCAAGCACCTTATGATTAACGCCATCAATATAGGCATGAAGCGTAATGTCCTTTTCGGTGTTATCGGGAATACGCTCATAGGTCACTTCGCTGGTACCAACGGCTTCGCTAAAGCCACAGGCCTGCAGTAAGGTTGCGTAGTTCGGTGCGGTAATTTCATCGCCGGCACCGGTTAACTCAACCGAGAAGGTGACTTTGCAGTGTCTGCCTACGACCAGGAACTGGTTGTTCCCTGGACGACCGTTATCAAATTCACGGTCCACCTCACTGGCTTCTATCGGAGTCACGTCGAGATCCATTGTCTGCATGGCCTTCGGTGTCACTGCATTGTCGATAATATGGTCTTCGCCATAGTTGCCGGTATCCTGCAATGCCCCCAGCAACAGGCGTTTTTTCGTCTTACGAGACATGGTCTTGTCCTCTGAATGTGAAGCGGCTGCGGTATTGCTCTAACCAAAAGGCCGCGGTTTTGCTAAAAGACACGATGCGGCCCTGGTCAAACAACAGAGCTTCAAGGTTTTCGTCTGGCTCCCACCCCAACAGGTGTTTGCGAACGTGCAGTTTCAGCGACTCCATGCGCTCAATCGCATCGCCACCTAACCGGTCATTTATACTGCGACAAGCGATAACCACCCCGACACTGGCGGTGATAGGCTGCTGAAAGCTATAGGTATTCAATTGCTGCGCTGCGCCCCGGTCAGTCATGGGAATAACAAAGGCTGTGTCCTGGGCAATTCGGTTATTTTTAATAACGGCGTCAAGGTTAGTGGCCGACTCGATATGACCAAACACCGGCTCGCCTTCGACGCTTAAGGTTTTTAACCGCTCTTCAATTAACTCGCGCAACATCAGATAAAGCCTTTGGATTTATTGCGGTTAAAGACATTGCCGCCGGATTGAATTTCCGGCAGGTCTGTTGAGCCTGGAGCGCTGTTGTCGTTAGCGACACCCAGCGTTACCTCACCACGCCCAACAGATTTCAGAAAAGCGATAGCGGTTTCGTATCGCTTAGTGACGACCTCGGGCGCGTCGTTGTCATACAGCTTGTAACGGGCAATGTCCGCACAAAGTGAGTTCAAGACACTGGGTACCGGATTCAGAGGCAGGTTATAACGGCCATGCAAATAACCATCGATAAGCGCCGAAGCGTCATCCACTGCATGTTGAGCAACCACATCGGAGACAGAGCCTGTTCCTTCCCGGTCTGTTAGTGCAATCAACTCACGCTCGCCAAAACGCGCCACAAGGTCAGTCACTAAGCAATAACTCATCGCTTAGGCTCCAATTAACGCTTTGTAGCCTTCCCAAACGGTGTCGCGGTCTGTAGCACTTGGCTTGACCGTTTTACCGTCCACCTCAACCGCTAAGTCGCCAACATTCGGTTTGCCGTCAGCGTTTAGCTCCAGCTTGCCTTCTTTGTGTTGGGTGTGAATAGCGGCCACGTAGTGCGCTAACCCTTCAGGCTCGAATTTGGATAAGTCGAGTTCGTCAGGGGCTTCGGCATCAAAGGTTACTTTCTCGGGCTCTTTACTGCTGCCTCCGGCACCTTTGCTATCGTCGTCTTTGGTTGGTTTAACACGTGTTACCGAAATTCGCGGGTCAGCGTCAAGCTGAGCGAACTGCGCTTCGGTTACGTCCAGTTTGTTTTCGCCTTTGACCAGGTCAATACCGGCACGACGATAACCATCGTGGGCGGCGACCATGGCAATGGCTGCAATTAACTGCTTTTTAGACATCGTCTTTTCCTTCGTTTTAAAAAAGCCGCCCGCCATTACTGCACAGGCGGCTCCAGGGAGAACATCAAATCAGCCGATTAATCCAGCCAGCTAACGACCAGAACTTCCACTGCCTTATAGTTTGGGTTACTTGCGCCGCCTTCCTGGTTCATCACTTCGATAACGCGATTCGCCTTGGCGCGGTTCTTCGGACCAACAACCAGCAGGTTAGGACGAACACCCAGTGGACGACCTTCGTCGGATTTCAGCCCCATCATGGATTCCATGGCGGTGTCGAAATTCGCCTCTGTCAGGTCGGCTTTCGAGCCAAAGGCCAGCTGCCACAAACCAAAGCCTGCGTTGACCCGTGCATCGACGCCGTACTCAAACTCATCGCGTTTCCATGTTGCTTCAGACGTATCGTCCTGGCGTGCTTTCAGGTCGTAATCACGACGCTTTTGGAAGATGATGGGTTTTAATGGGCGGTTCGTATCAAGCAGGAACCACGGTACACCGGAACCGGTCTGCATATTGCTGACCGAGTTTTTGCCTACCTTATGGTCTTCGTCGAAGAAGTTCTGTCCGTCATAGCAAAGCTCATCAAAGCCTTTGGCTAACAAACCAAACACCAGCTCATCAGGATGCGTTAACGCGGAGTAACCCATCTCTTCAAATAACGGCGTGAATACGCCATAGGTGTCGTCTTCAATGTCATCACGGGGGATGGACACGGTTGATTCGAACTTCTCGTTGGTAATGGAGTAGCTGTGCGCCTTTAAGTTTTTAACGACACGGTCGCCAATCCACTTTTGCAGGCGAGGGAACTGACCCAGCCATTTATAGCTTTCTTCTTTGGTGCTGGAGGGGACTTCCGTCGCCACCCGGCTCCAGAGCACGTCGCTATTTTTTAAACCTTTGTTAAAGGCCGTTTTAATAGCGACATAAAGCGTGCTCAGGTTCTGTTTATTGACAATCATTAGAGCGCCCCTTAAGCGATTTCGACCCAGACGCCAGCAGCATCTACGTCAATGATTTTGCCCAAAGCCGAGCGAGTGCCGGTGCCATCACTGTTTGCCACAGTCTGGTCATCAACGACATACGCCTGGCCACCAATATCCGTTCGAGAGACACTGCCGTCGTTCTCCAGGTGAAAAACACCCCGGCGAGACTGAACGAAAATGTCGCCTGCAGAGCCGCCGGAATTGTCGGCGTGTTCCTGGCTAATGCCTCTCGGTGTTAAGTCGGTAGCTGCTGCACCTGGTACCGCATTACCGGAAGCATCCAGCATGACGATGGAGCCGCCAAAAATGCGGGTTGAGGCAGCGACCGGATCATTGACTAACGTCAATTCCGAGCGATGAGTATCGCGGTCTTGAGTTAACGGCATTACTGAACACCTCGCTGTTTCTTGTAGTCTTCAGCGTCGATATTGCAGGCTTTACAGATAGCCAATTCGTCCGCTGTTAACTCGGTTTCTTCCCCATCAGGTTTGGTGACGGTTTTACCGTTCTTACCTGATGCCTCGTCCTTGTTGTCACGCGTGAGCGCCGCAACCGACGGGCGTGATTCAAGGTTCGATTTCAGAGCGTCAACGCCGTGCTTCTCAGCCAGCTGTTTCGCCCATTCTTGTTCTGAGGCCAGCAAGCGACCTTCCGAACGAGCGGTGTCAATCAACGCAGTAATTGCCGCTTCATCACCGCCGCTTTTGAGTGCTGCGATTTGCTCACGCAACTCGGTTGCCACTTCAATCGGAACGTATTTGGCCGGATCGACCTGCTGTTGTTTCAGTGCTGTGACTTCTGTCGTCAGCTCGTCGGAGGCTTGAGCTTTTGCCGTTAATGCGGCAATCGCTTCATTAGCCTTGTCAGCGAGCTTTTTACAGGCGGCTTTATCATCGAGGTCTTTATCCTCGAATTTGATGCCTAACGTCGTCAGCAACAGTTTCATTGCTTCGTTCATCGGACTATCTTCCTGTTGTGGTTGAATGCCCGAGGACTCGGGCTGTTGGGAACTGGGTGTGAAATGTTTCATTGCCGCCAGGGACTTCATGCCGTCCAGGCCGGGGTCGTTGGTCAGAGCCGCGTGGTAAAGGTCAGTGACTTCGCCGGTTTCTTTGTCGTAGGCAAACACAGCCGACACGTAGCGGTATTCTTTGTTATCAATGTAGGTCTTGGCTTTGGGCGTCCAGTCCGGTTCAAGCGCAAACAAACCTTCACCTGGCACGTACTCCAGCTCACGGAACCAGCCCGCCGCCGGTGCTTCTTTACCGTTGGCTTCGGAGTTAAGGGTCTGGTGCTCGTAGTCAAAGTGCAGATCATTAGCGCGGGCAGAGACTTTGCTAATAAGGCGGTCGGCAACGTCCTGGTTTAGCAGCCAGTGAGGTGCGTCGAACGGACGACCGTCTTTAGCGCGGAATTCACCATCGGGCAGCAACTGGACGCGCTGTTTGCCCGAATCGGCCAGCGAGATGATGGTGCTCATTACGGCCATGCCCGAAACATCACTGTTCGGGCGGTTGGTCGTCAAAGCGACAATTGGATTTGGGGTGTTTTTTCTTTTCATGCCGCCATGATGGCGGCGATTACGCGAGGAGGGGGATTAAAGCGTTTTGCTACTTTTCGCTGTGGATTTCGTTGAGCACTTCATCTAGATCAGAAGATGCTTTTAGAAAATTACGACACCAGGCATGTTGGGAAGGTATCTCCTCATCAACTGCAATCGCGTTGAAAACGCAGGTTAATGTTTGATTAACCTCTTCTAGTAGTAATGCAGTCGAAGCATAAAAATGGGCAGAGGCTTTATTGTCATGCATGTTTTTAACGATTTGCATGGCCGATGTAACTTGAATGATGAATTGAATCAAAAAGAAACGAAGCTTTTTTTGGCCATTGTAGTTAACCGAAGAAATAGAGCCAGAAAGTAGCTCAACCATTGGAGATTCAAATCCATCCTCATTGTCTGGGTTAAGAGGCTGGACTTCAGAGAGTGCGACAGGTTGATTAAAATTAAGCCCAATATATGCAGCAGCCAAATACGCCCCGGAGGATGCGTCATATTCAGCTGTTGACTGCTCACTATCCTCAGAGAACCAACAAACAACTCTTCGGTTAAAATCATATTCTATCTTAGTCATAACAGGGGTTAAGGCAGATAAGTTACTTTGAAGCTCTTGGTTTCTTTGTGTTTCAGTTAACGCCTTGACTGAGTTGGCCAGTTCTTTTTTCTGAGTTGAATAGGCCATGTAAACTAGACCCGCAGCGATAGCAGAAAACAAAGTCCCTCCGACGCCACCTACAAATGCTCCGAATCCAGAGAAACCTTCTGCAGTCACCTGGGAAAAGTTTTCCGCGTTAGTGACAACAAAAGCAAAATAAAGAATAACAACGGCTAGAAAGGCCAGTCCAAACGCAATCCAGATTTTAGTAACAATACTTTCGTCGTCTTTAGAATCACCTTTTGACACAGTATTTCCTCCTTGAATTAAATTTCGACTAGAATACAACCCTATACCCCCGTTTAAAACCCGTTTAAATTTTCCGTCAGTCGATTACAAGGGGTTACATCGAACCATCGTAGCAATAAACCAGTTTAAAGCGCTTAAATCGCTTCTGAGAGATGCGCCCGAAAAATCGAAACAACCACATCAACATCGGTATCGGATAATCCGAGCCAGGGGCGGGCGGGTAAATTTCGTTTCTCATAACCAAAGTGGTGAGCTGCACCGTATTCCATCGGCGTACCAAACAGCAGTTCGTTCTGCCCTGCGTTGTAATTTAACGTGCCTTTTAAAATACCGTCTTCTATCAGAATGTCACTGGGGCGCTTAGACCGGGCTTTGTACTCTTCTGATAGTGGTTCCCAGCTGTCGCCTTCGGGAGAGACCGCATCGTCGAATCTGTCCTGGTGCGATTCAATCAGGTATTCACCAACTTCTGCGTTGGGTTCAGCTAAGCTTTTACTCTGGTCACGCAGTGACTTAATTGCCTGGCTTATAATCGCCGTGCTGCCATTGACAACAATTCGGGCACCGGCCATTAACCTATCTCCTCAAGCAGGCTCTCGCGCAGGCTCGGCTCTTCAACCTGCATCAGGAACGACTCTATCAAATCGTAGATGAAGTCTTTCTCTTCACCGTTGGCCTGGCTTATAAGCCGACCTATGTGGCGAGCGGTTTCCATGGTTGGAGGTCGATTCACCAGCTCCTGGGCTCTATCAATAACGTCCTTACTCATCGTTTCCAGTTTCCTTTTTGTGTTGACTCTAAGGCGCTACCGATTTGCTCTTCTATCCAGTCGACCATATCCGATGAATATAAGCGTAGCTCTTCGCGGGCAAAAAACCACATCACAAAATGCTCGGCAAAGAACTCCTCGGCGTTGGTGGCGGCATAGCGAGTGAGCACCTGAGAGCGAATGCGCTGATTCCAGTTAGCCTGCCCGCTCCAAAAGTGAATTTGGTGGCCAAGCTCATGTAACCAGGTAATAAGCACGCCATCATCATTATAGCCCTTTTGTCTCAATCGACGAGACATCGACCATTCCAGCTTGTCGCTCTTGCGTTCATTTAAAAGGGCTTTTAACTCACTTTGGATACGCGTTAAATCGACATTAGAAAAGCGACTATCGGCCTTTACCTTGACCACAGTGTAGTCCCAGGGCAGTGCCGTATAACCTGCTGCCCGAGTTGCGCGACCATACGTCCACTGGCGGTCGGTTTTATCCAGGCCAAGGTAATCAGATACCGAATCCTGAATGTTGTACGACGCTTTATTCCGGGTGCCAATTTCACTTTGTTTGATAAAAAGAGTCTTGGTTGGGTGTGTGGCCATGAAGCTGCTGAGCATGTCGACCGAGCCCTTTAACTCATTCGAGGCGCGTTTCCAGATACCGTTAAATGTATCGTTAGTCACGCCTTTAGCCGTAGAGAAAAGGTCGGGTACTACTCGCTCTGGCGGCTCGTAAACTTTAGCCTTTCTTTGTGCGACCTGAGCGAGTGAACGTGTTTCAACACCGGAGCCGGGCGCGTAGTCAAAGCCAGGGTCGACGCCGCGAGGCATCTCAAACACTTCGCCGGTGGTGGTATCTGTCCAGTCGTAGTAACCGTCATTAGGCGCATTGCCGGGCGTTAGCCCTCGACGCTGCATTTCGTTTTCCGAGCGGCCAAACACCTTGCACTGGCAGCCGTAACCGTTGGTTGGGAAATGTTTCGCCCACCATGGGTCATCTTTTGGCAGCACCAGACGGTCCCAGGATAAATGCAAAGGCCTGGGCACAATAGAATCACCATGACGGTATTCCCAGTACGGAAAGTTCTGTAGCTGCTCGTAACGCCCGGCGTTGTAGCTCTGACGAATATTGGTGTCGTAAATAACACGTGCACGCCAGTTTGCGTTGCCGGTATGTGACCAACCATGCCTGGCAACAATGTCGTTAAATTCACGTTTAAACCAGCCAATCGAACGACCGTTCGCAATGGCCTCGTCCACGGCCATGCGAAAATCATTGAGTAAATCATTTTTCATCGCGCCGGCTACCATAAAGGCTCGGTCGTGCGCTTTGCCCCAGACATCAGCCCAGCGCTCAGTTGGCACGTTGAGCTTTTGCCGGAAGTATTTTATCGCCTCTTCAAAGGGCAGGGAGCCGTATTGAGCGCTGGACATTACTCACCGTCCTCCACATCCGAGCGGCCGGCCAGCTCAGCGGCCAGCATTGACTGTGCTATCAGGTTGCCCATTTGCTCGCTGTCGACGTCGAGCTCGGCCAGTGCGTCCTGAAGTTCTTCCAGGGACTCAGCCTGCTCAACCAACTGGCGTACTTCATCGGTCATCCCCTCAAGCATTGGAGCCATGCGCTTTTGCAGCTGCAGAATAAAGTCGTCTGTGGCGTCGTTGTCAACATCGCCTTCACGACGCAACGACACGATGCGCCGGTTCGCTGCTTTTGGCTCAGGCTCTGCCGGTGGTACCAGTGACTGCTTACTGGAGATAACCAACAGGTCGTCATCGTCTTTGGCTTCGGGAATGTTGGTTTTCTCATGCGCCCACTGTTTAGAAATACGCATCCCCATACCAACGAGCTTAGGAACCGACTCACTGAAGTCTTTTAAATCTTCGGAGTCTTTCGTGTCGAATTTAAAGCGCAGACGTCGGTGCTCGCTGGTAAAGCTGGTACCGTTTAGCATATAAAACGGCATCACCAGTTGTGCGGTCAGAGTGCGGCCAATTTGCTTAACGTCTGAATCACGCAGCTCGTGCCGTACCTCATTGTGTACGTTGCCCAGGGCGTTGGTTGAGCTTTTGCCGTCGGCCTGGGACGTGAGCGTACCGCCCAGAATTGCTTTGGACTGCGATTGCTCCGCCCAGGTGATCATCGTTTTGTATGGATCAGATGAGCCATTGGCCGCGTCTTTAAATTCAATTTCCATGCCCTTGGGAATAATACCGCCGGCATTGTGGCCAATCGACATCACGGCTCGCAGCAGGGTACTTTTTTCGTCGCGGGTCGCACCCGTCGGGTATTTACCCAGGCGCAGCGGCAGTCCGTAAATCTCTAGAAACTCGGCTAAGTCACGTACCGAGTAGTTTTTAAATAAAAACGGCCAGGCTAATACACGGACCAGCCCCGTCCGTGCTAAATAACCGCTTTTGGCCTGGTGGCGATGTACTATCCAGTTAAGAGGCTCAAGCTCCTGACCTTCCGGCGTATGATCACGAAGACGCAATTCATTGCGGTATATTGAGTGGGTTTTAAACCAGGCCGGGTCGCGCCACTCAAGCTCCGGTGTCCATAGCTTCTGCTCATATCGCCATTTCATCTCAGTGGCGCTGAAGCCTTTGGTGATGGCGTCGCCCATGTCCAGAATTAAGTCATCGAGGAAGTCACCGTCTTCGAGCCATTCAGTGATCATCTCAGCGTCACGCTTCTCTGCCTTACTGGCGTCCTTAGGAGGTTCAATCGTCCAGTCGACACCCAGCATTGCCCGTTTGCGCTTTTGCAGCTCACTAAAAATATGGGCGTCTTTTTCTTCCATATCTTCGGCCAGCTCGCTCTGGGCAATGATGTTACCCATTTCGGCGTCGTTTAAAATGGCCGCCAGCTTCGTCGGTGTCAGGCCACGCGATGGGTGATTGCTAAAGTGCTGTAGTAAATGCGCAACTTCAGAGCGCTCTGTTTGCGCTTCCTGAAGAGCGGTTAAATCAATCTTATCGCCGTTATAAACTTTTACTCTTGGTTTCATTTGGCTCTCCTACCAGGCACCGTTAAACGGCTCATAAAAATCGGTATCGTCGTTGTCATCCCATTCGCTGCGCTTAGCCGGAAGGGCTTCAAACTCAATTGGCGAGCCGTCCATCCAACTGGCTCGTTCGGCCATGACCAGGGCAACAGCAAAATCACCATGGCGTTTAGTGCCGTCTTTCTGTTTGTCGCTGCCTTTATCAATCTTTGGAATGCCGCTCTTAACCTGCACCTTGGCAAAATCGTCGAGTACATTTTGGTGGCGCGGCAGTTCATACATGCCGTCTTCAAATGAGGCTTTTAGCTTCGGCATCCACTCGCGGTACCAGTTATCGTTCAGCATGACCTGGTCAACCATCTCGACACCGTACTTAAGTGCGGCGGCTTCGGCTAAGTAACCGCCGTTACCGGTGGCATCAAAAGCCATGGCGCGTAGACGGGGCAGGCGCTCTAAGATATAAAACAGAATTTGGCGCTGACCGTCGTAAGTCATCTTAGAAAGCTCAACAACAAAGGGAGCACGTTTGGTTAAGTCGGGCTTTATCTCCATTGGTAACAGCACAGTCATATCGCCACGGCGCGCAAAGTCCTCACCGAAAACATGCTGATTCAGCGGGTTTAATTGCTCCAGTAGTGGCAGTAGCTGGGTTTCGCACCACATATCAATAAAGTCGTTGCGGGCTTCTTCTGAACGCAACTCAAAGTCTTCAGGGGCTTTGAGCGTGACGATGGGGATTGAACGGTCACGCACCATGGCATTTTCAATTAGTACGCGCTTAATGTAATGGCCACCAGACTGTTTCGGTACACAGCCATACTCTTCGGCAGCGCTGGCTTCATCCGGGGCGTTTTTATAAAGGTCGTCTCGCCATTTCTTTTGCTTATCCAATGACCACTCTTGCCCGTTTACAAAGCAAATGCGTTTGTACAAGCCTTCTTCAATAGCTTTATCTAGGGTGATTGTATGGATCGAATAGTCTTTTTTGCCCGCACGGGCATCGTTGATGTATTGGTTAAAAAGGTTATCAACACCGTTATGCGTCGAGATAATACGGATACGGTTGCCCCACATTGTCAGGGCCGTTGCCGCTTTTAATAATTCATCCAGGGACTCATGGAATGCGGCCTCATCTATGATCACATCACCCTGCAAACCACGGAGGTTCGATGGCCGAGAGCTCAAAGCCTGAATTTTAAATCCACTGTTGGGAAAGCGGATCATATAACTGAGTATTTCTTCCTGTTTGC